GAAACGGCGGCACCCGAAACAGACAACAAGTGTTGGATATCGTCCGAACCCGATGGTGACGGAGTTAAAGCGTGGGCGCATCGTGATGGAAGCGGATATGCGTGGGGAAAAGGATACAAAGGAGTTGAAACTCCAGATGGTAAGCCCGAATGTCCACCGGTTGGAGCTCGTAGGCGTCGCGGGGGTGCGCAAACTCCAGGTGGTGTAAAGCCCACGGGAGGACGCCTTCGTCGTCGCACGCGGGGTCGTCATGCACCCCGCAGGTCCACGCGGGGGCGTCGTCGCTGAACGCGTTTCTTTTAGTTACACTAAGTAAATGGTCCGTCGCACTCGTCGTTCACGCAGGCGGGGTGGTAATCCTCCAGGAAGTAGTGCGGCCGCGGCGGAGGAGGACGAGGACGAGGACGAGGACGGGAACGACGAAGGCCACCTACCACCTGTGGACGATGAGTTCTTCGCGCGCCGCATGAAAGGGAGGCAACCCAAGCCCGTACCCGAAACGGCGGCACCCGAAACAGACAACAAGTGTTGGATATCGTCCGAACCCGATGGTGACGGAGTTAAAGCGTGGGCGCATCGTGATGGAAGCGGATATGCGTGGGGTAAGGGAGAGAAGGGAGTTGAAACTCCAGATGATGGGCCCGAATGTCCACCGGTTGGAGCTCGTAGGCGTCGCGGGGGTGCGCAAACTCCAGGTGGTGTAAAGCCCACAGGAGGACGCCGTCGCACCCGTCGTCGCCAACCCCGTCGGAAAACCTCTCGCCGTAAGCAGTAATGGGGCAGGCACTCTCCTTTGCATACAACCTTGGACCTGGCATCCCCGAGGAGCCACCGAAAACACAGACTGTCGTGGATGTAGCCACCTGCATCTACGACACCCCCTTATACTGCGACATGGCTGTGGGATTGGTCTTCTTCAATCCTGCCAAGTCCAAGCGCATGCTCATGAACTACCTGTACACGGTGGAAAAATTGAAGCGTGCCAAACTGCCCTACTACACTCTGGAACTGGTCTACGGCAAGGGGGAACCCGAGATTGCCGACGCCTTCCACGTGTACGCCAAGAATGTCCTCTTCAACAAGGAACAGCTCTGCCGTTTGCTGGAGACGCGCATTCCGTGGCGGTATTCCAAGGTGATGTTCATGGACGCGGATCTGGTCTTCACGAGTCCCAAATGGTATGCGGACACCTCCAAGAAGCTGGGCACTCACCAAGTCGTCCAGCCCTTCTCGTCGGCCGTGTGGCTGGACATCACGTATACTAAATCTACACTGGAGAGGTCGAGCGTCGTGTACATGAACCGCGCCAAGACCTATGACCATGTGTACCACCCTGGGTTCGCGTGGGCGTTCCAGAGGTCGTGGTTCCGCAAATACGGGTTCTACGAGTATGCCATCACGGGCAGTGGCGATACGCTCAGCACGGCGGCGTGGATGGGCGTCGAGTTTCCCAACGGATATCTCAAACCCGCATTCGTGCGTTCCTTCGCCGAGTATCGCAGGATGACGAAGCCGACCATGTCGTGCACGCCAGGCAAGGTGTATCATCTGTGGCACGGGACACACAAGAACCGCAAGTACGTCGACCGTCACCACATAGTCGACGGGGTCCCTGATGTGCAGCGCATCGTGCGTCCCAACTGGAGTGGAGTGTTCGAAGTGACAGACAAGGCCGTGGCCGACAAGTTGCTCGCATACTTCAAGGAACGGGAAGACGACGGAACTTAAACATATTTTCTGGCATTAACGCATATCACGTTGATGGTGAAGCACCTGTGTACGCTGGCCCACCGCGTACTTCAGACTCAGCAAACCTTGTCGTGCGCAGTCACTCGTATTCAACACGGATTCCTACCACATGAAAATGCAAGACAAGCCCAGCGACACCTCACTGAACTGTCGAATCTCCTTCGGGAGATCGAAGACGCCATCAAGGCACCGAAACCAACCTATAGTCAACCCCAATCACTGCATCAATGATCGATCGACTTCAGCTCGAATCCAAAGTCGTCCTCCGTCAGCGTCGGCTCGTGGCGACGCACAATCTCCTTCATGACCTCTTGGCCCTTCTCGCCCAAGATGTCGCGCAGGTACGTGTCCAATGTCTTCTTGGACAGCGTCCAGCCCCGCTTCCACTGGTTGGGGCGCTTGACCGCAAAGGTCATCTTGGACTCTTTCAGCTCAATCTTGTCGGGCAGGATATTGTTCGCGTAGACGGCGGCCAGGTCGAGCTCGAGTGTCCGCTTGGTGTCGCGAACCTCGGCAATGTCCGCATTCATCTCGGTCAGGCGCTTGGTGGTCTGGATGTACTTGCTAAGAACAGGCTTGAGGGTCTCCATGGTTTGCTCCATACTCTTAAAATCATCTGTCCGTTTTCAACAAGAGGGCATGCTGCTGTTCGATGCCAAGGAGATTGATCGTCTCCGAGAAGTCTACAACAAGGAACACCCCAAAGAAAAGCCCATCCCAAAGAGTTCGCCAACCAAGACGTGGGCTGAGCTCCAGCAGCGCCTTCATGCCAAGTGCGCCGAAGGAACGCCCTCTTGCATTGTGTCGTCTTTGATGATTCCACCCAACGCGCCACCTGACTGGGCCGCTAAGCGCACGGACTGGTTGTCGAGCGATGACATTGACAAGGTGGAACGGCAGTATACCAAGCTGTTTGACGGTTACTACTTTGTGGGCTGCGTGCCTATCGACTTTGACAAGAAGTCAGAGCTGTCGGAGTGCATCGTGAGCGCTCTGTGCTCGATGCGCATCGACAAGTTGTCCAAGAAGGGCAAGACGCGCATCGGCATCGTCTTCAACACCGACACCTCAGACGGATCAGGTGAGCATTGGATCGCGGCCTTTGTCGACATTCGGACCGATCTGGCATACCCCCGCATGACCTACTTTGATTCTTACGCCCACCACCCCGAGCCGCAGATTGTGGAGTTGATGACACGGTGGCAACAACAATGGGACGCAGTGTCTGGACAGCAGCCCATGCGGCTCTCCTACAATACAGTTCGACACCAGCAGAAGGATTCTGAGTGTGGAATGTATTGTTTGTATTTCCACTACGCCTGCCTACTCAACCTTCCCATGGACCGTCGAATCCCCGACGATGAGATGAACGCGTTCCGCAACCTCCTGTTCAGAATGCCCGAAAAGTAGTCGCTCGACTACACAATGGAACTTGTGTTGGGTGTTGGAGCCATTGCTCTCGCAGGGTACCTGATTTCGCGTGAAGTCGGCAACGACTTCCCAACTCCAGAGAACACACAGCGGAAGCGCGTGGCCGATTACTATGTGGCGGGCACGACTGACGTGGCAGATGCACTGTCCAGCGGCAAGCGTCTGCTGGAGCTCCATATTGGATCCGACATGCAGGACCGCCCCGTGATCCTGCCCTCCGAGGAGAAGTTCGAGCCTGCCTGTGTGACACTGCTGAACAAGGCGTTCGGTGGCAAAGACCCATTCATCCTGTCGCTGGTGTTCCATACAGACACAACTGTCACTCTGAACGCAGTGGCCAAGTCCCTGCGCGAGACCCTGCATCGCCACCTTGTGCCGCCGACTCCCGAACTCGCTGAACTTCCGCTAGATTCCTTGGCTGGCAAACTGATTCTGGTCTCTGGTCCCGAGACGCGTGGGTCTGATCTGGACTCGCTGGTGACCCTGTCGTGGGGCGACTCGGGTCTGCGGCGACTGGACTATGCTCGTGCTCTCCATCCTCGCGAGCCCGAGGAGCTGAGGCAGTTTGCGGCACATCACTTGGTCTTGGTGGTGACGGACAAGTCGAAAAATGTCTATGCGGGCGACAATGAGGTGATTGCGTCAGGATGCCAGTGGAACCTGGCAGGGTCAGGTGCTGGATTCATCGAGCGCGTTTGATTTTCTCGCGTGGTAAACAAAATGGCGAACCCTTGGCTCTCTCACGTAAAGTCGACAATGGCGGACATGAGGCGCAAGGGCACCTACAAGAAGGGCATGGGCCTCTCGCAGGTGATCGAAGCGGCGAAGCTGACCTACACGAAGTCGGACTCTTCTGGCACGTCGGACAAGAAGACACGCCGTGGCCGCAAGTCGGGCCGCAAGAGCCGCAAGAGCCGCAAGAGCCGCAAGAGCCGCAAGGGGTTCATGGGAATCATGTAATGGATCTCCAGATCACATAGAATGTAAACACGAACCAACACAGAAGATACACTTGCATACACAATGTGGCGCGCTCGTCTCGTTGTTTAGCCAAGTAATTCTCGGTGTGAAATCCGATGAGTCCGTCGATGGTCTCGTTGTTTAGTGTACCCTCCTCCTCGCATCTTTCTACAGGTCTTTCCATGGTAGGTTTTCTTTGAACATCCGCTCTTGTAGTAAGCCACATGGTGTGAATATCCTCGGTAGGTAGAGATCCGCGAACCCGTTTTTGAGGATAATGCCTTGAGCAGACCATACATCCACTTCGTGTAGACACGCTGGGACTCCAGAGCAGGTTCGTGGGCAGACACATAGTCGGCAAACACGGTCCGCAACTCCTCGAATGGATACGCCTTGGCAAGTGCATGCATGAACGTGCGCTGCAACGCCATGTCCGTCTGCTCTGGCTTGGCGGGGTAGATGTAGGCCACCGACATCAGGAAATCACGCCCTGGGACCTTGGTGGGTTTCATGGACATGTACTTGGCCTTGACCGCCTCAAATGCGGGGTCGGGTCCAGGGTTCACCACAGTTGGGTCATCCGCACACTGGGTGCGGAGTTTGTTGTTGACCATGTTGTGGATCTCGTACAGCCACTTGCCTGGATCTCCGCGTAACGGGTGATCGTGGACATACTTGGTCGTGCTTACCCGACAGTATTTGCAGGGCAGTACATCCTTCATGAGATTCAAGACATCGTCGGGGTGGGGAGAACGGAAGGCAATCAGGTGGAACAACTCCCACCCACTCGGCCCGAAGAAGCGAGTATCCATTGTGTCTACTTAACATCTTTCGTAGCGATCCAGGCGGCGATCTGGATGGTCATGGCGGCATCGGAGACGGGATCGTGAGCCTTGCCGACGAGGAACGCCTTCTTCAGATCGGCACTCAGCTCTTTCTTGATGCACTCGTAGGTCTCCTCCAGCTTGGCCGTTCCGCATCGCTTGGTGAACTGCGGATTGTGCGTGGCAATGTCCACGATGCCCAACGGAGCATGGTAGGTGAATCCCTGGGTCCGACACGCAGACTTCAATGCCTTGAGGTCCATATCCCCCTTGATCACCACAACGGACTCGGACATCAACTTGACGAAGCCCTTCAACCACGCCGCAGTCTTCAAGTGGGGCTTGACCTTGGGGTCTGCAAAGTACTCCTTCACGATATCGTCGTCGCCCAAGAACTCGGGGGCCGAGCGTTCCGTCTCTTCCAGGATATCCAGCGCCTCTGCCGTCTTGGGCGTGGTGGTGGAGAACTTGGACGAGACACGGTTCAACTGGCCAGGGGGCGGAGGTAGAACTGCAAAGAAGGGTGGTGCGCGTGTCCACGAGTCACCTGTGCGGGTTAAATGGTATCCACCAATCTCACGGGGCAAGAAGGCTTGACCCCTGTGCCAGAACTCGCAGTCAAACGCGAGCAGAGATGGACACCCACCTGCCATCTGATCCAACGCGGCGCTGCGGATCTTCATTATACACCTCTCCAAAAAGAATGTGAACCTGAAAACAAAATGCTCGACACCCGCGATATCATCATCCTGACGGCGGCCTTCTACCTTGGCAGCGTTGTGTCCAAGTTCTTTGGCTCTCTGACAGACGGCATCATCATGCCGCTGTTGGCGCCCGCAGTTGCCGCGGAGAAGGGTGTCTCGGCCTTCACGGTGAAGTTTGGGTCCACAAACCTGAAGATCGGGCAGGCGTTAGTGGACCTCATCAACCTCATTGTGTCCTTTGTGATTGTCGTGTTCACAATCGGTCTTCTGCGGACCTATGTCCTGAGCCGTATCGGTGCCCGCCGTAATGGTGGTGACGACGAATAAAAACGATGTAAGTCATAATGGACTTCCTCCGACGCCTCAATCCGTTTGGATCCGCGACCACTGCCCCTGCGCCGACGACTAGAGGTGCCCCACCCCCAGCGGCTCCTCCTGCGGGTCCCAGCGGCATGGGTGGACGTCGGCGCACCTACCGCAAGAAGCACCTTAAGCGTCGCCGAGGCGGAAGGAAGTCCACCCGCCGATAGGCACCTTGCCGTAGGCAGCATCCATACGCTTTCGGAGCTCCCCAGTGGATGCACCTGTTCCAAAGCGCTGGACATCGTTGGCCCGCTTCCACTCATTGAACATAATCAGAACTGATGTCCATGTCACGGATGCACGCTCGTCGCCTGCGGGAGGCGGGGTCTGCGCCTCATGGATCTTCTCGCGGAGGAACCTGGCGATCGCGTCATTGTCCTCCTTGTAGTCGCTCGTGTACGCCATGACCTTGCCAGGCGGGGTGAGCTTGCGGTGGCCATTGCCCTCCTTGAAGATGCTCACCAGATACGACAGGAAACACGCAGCCCACTCGGTGGACACCACCTTGTGCTGGATCGACTCGTCCATCAGCTTCTCGTGGTTCTTGATCGGGTTCACCACGAACTTGTTGGGGTAGTCCACGACCACCAGACGACGCCATGTGCCACCATCCGTGGTGTTGATGACAGGCTTGTCGTTGCAAGAGAAGAAGAAGCGGAACTGGGGAACAAACTCCACCATCTGCTTGGATCCCGCATACAAGTCGCGGCAGATCACGGGCTCAGACGAGGTGAGCTCCTTGAGGTAGCCACTGTTGAAGGACGCACCCTCGTCGGGCTCTGACATGGTGGCGAAGCGCTTGCCCTTCAACCTCATCAAATCTGGATTCGCGGAGCCCGTCTTGCCACGACCCTGTGTCAGCATGGTCACCGAAGCCTTAGTCGCGTAATCACCCAGCGCCTTCATCATCAGATTCATGAGCATGGACTTGCCGTTCGAGCCGTTGCCCGTGAGGATGTGGAACTTCTGGGATTCGTTGGCACCCGACAAGGCGGTGGACAGACACGCAAGGAAGTACGTCCGCACCTCGGGGTCAGGCAACACATCGTGGATGAACTTGTTGAGCTCGTTCCAGCACTCGTGTTGGTAGTACAGCTTCTCAGCATCATAGTCCAGATTGGTCGAGAAGGACACATAATCTTCGGGCTTGCCATCGCGGAACTCCATCTTCAGCGTGTCCAGCACGCCATTGTTGAAGGCAATGAGGTTGTGGTTCTCGTCCACCTTGTTCACGAACTCCTCGTCGAGGAACAACTCGCGGCACTCGCGCATGACATTCTCCTTGAAACGACTGGTCTTGAGCTTCATGCGCATGTCCGTGTATGTCTTCAGCTTCTTCTCTGCACGACAGCGGTCGCAATTGATCTCCTCGTGCTTGCCGTCGGGACATTGCGGGATATCCTCCATCTGCGACATGAACACCTTGGCTTGGTCCCAGAATCGACGGGCAATCTCGTTGGAGAGCTTGCACTGCAGATCAATGCCCTTGTCGGTCTCCTTCCACGTGTGGGTCATGAAGCGGAACCAGTTGGAGGAACTGAAGCGAGCACACTTGTACATGTCGCGATACATCGAGAACACCACCAAGGCCACATCATGCTCCGTCTGCGTGGACACGGCCTCGTTCACCAAGTAATCGATATTCCGCTTCTCAATCTCCTCATACTTGTCAAAGTTGTCGATCCTCGACCAGTTCAGCAGGCTCTTCTCGCTGAGGCGCGCACCATCGTTGCGGAAGGTGAAGGAGTCCCACTTTGCAATGGACTCACGCTCCTTGTATCCCTCGCCCTGCGCGGAGAACTCCAGCCATGTCCCCGCAAGGTCGGAGTGAATGTTCTTCATGCAGAGACCTGTGTTGATCCAGTCTTGGTAGGTCTTGTATCGGAACTCGGCCAGGTTGAAGATGTGGTCACGGAACCGACGCAGCTGATCCTCTGTCAACGGCGTCTGGACCGTCATGCGAGTCGGCGACGAACCGCGGGAGTTCACATCGCCTGGACGCACAGCAGGTCGGCCACGTGCAGGAAGAACCGCAGACCCACCCGAGATTCGCACGGGCTCCTCGGTCCGATCATACAGCTTGCCCGCCTCCGTCAACGGAGACGCATCCGACGAGTGGGCCCGCACGGAGTACTTGCGAATCAGATTGGAGGTGATACGCGGCTCCTCGTCGTCAATCGTCGTCTCTCCCGTCTTGACATCCCAGTCGACGGTGTACTTGAAGCGATACGGAAGGGGCTGGACGCCATTCTCGAGCGGCTTTCCTGAACGGAGCAACGGCCACCATGTGCTGTGGTTGAGCACTGCAGAATCATAGACATCGCGCCACCCCTTCTTCAGCCCAAGACCAGGGAAGTGCGCCTCCATGCGCGGAAGAAGAGCGTTCTTGATCGCATTCTCCACACCCTTGTTTGTCTTCACCTGCGGCACCACAATGTGAATGCCTGACTTGGACTCGTTCTTTGACGGATAGTACGTCGGCTCGGGCTTCTCCATCACACAAACCTCGACTACGCTCTCGTCTGGAATCGCATGGTAGCGCTTCACCTCGGACATGTAGTCCTTGACGAACGACACTACCTGCGCCTGGGTGTGTCGATGGTCCTCAACCTTGCCGTCGTAAATGAAGTCAAGATCCACTCGCAACGAGCCGATGGGCGTCATCTTCTCCGTGATGGTCAACATGCCAACATTCTTGACGTAGTCGGCATACAGGTCATAGAAGTGCCCGAGATCGTCTTCGTTCGAGATATTGTACATCTTGCAGATGGCCCGCAGCTGGTGAGTCTCCTGCCCCGAACCCTTATCAGATTCGTGCTTCTCAAGAAAGGTGCGAAGCTTCGACGGCTGCATCCTGTATTGAAGGAGGGACAAGAATCCAAGTCCGATAGGTCCATTTTTAACGCACAAATATGGGAACATGGAATCCCGAAGCCTGAATAGGCGGAGGGAAAATGGATAGCGTTTCTCTAGGGGAAACACAAGACAATGAAGTTCTGCACTCAGTGTTCCAATTTCCTGTACGACATTGTGGAGCGGGAGGCCGAGGGACGTAAGGGGGCCTTCCTCAAGTGTCGCTCGTGTCCCTACGAGGAGCCGATTGTGAAGGAGAACCCTGTGGTCTACGAGCATGACCTAAAGCAGGACACATCCGTGCAGTACTCCATCAATCCGTACCTGAAGTATGACTCGACGCTACCTCGCTTCAAGACCATGGTGTGCCCTAACCAAACCTGCCCAACGCGGGGCAAGGAGTCCGACATTGTGGGGATCAAGTTGGACCCCGTCAATGTAGTCTGGATGTATCAATGTGCAGTGTGTGATGAGATGTGGAAGCAGAGTGCGAAGGGCGTCTGAGCGACGCGCCGAGGAGCTCATGCGACGTGCGGCCGACCAGGCGGCGGCGGGCTGAACAAGCGGACGGCCGAGCGAGGAGCAAGGGGTGTAGTGCCCGCACCGCTGGTGGACACGGTGGACAGATTTTTAGGGTTATTGACACGCCCGTAGCCCGGGTAAGGCACCACGCGGCCCAGCTTGGTGTAGGGTTGGGTCGTACTGGTCGACAAGGTTACCAGAGACGCTTGGCTCGCTGTCAATACGGCGTTCAGCGCGGACTGTGTGGCAAAGGGCTGGGCAGACGTTTGAATCGTTGTGGGAACCTTGTTGTTGGCGTATGCCAGCGACGCAGCCTTGTTTTTCACGAAGGTCGTGTAGTCCGAGGCAGAGAGCGTCGGCATTTGTGATGTGTCCCGATTATTTCCCTGTGTTTCTGGATGTTGTCGCCTTGACCGCGGTTGCTACCGACTTGACGGGATTCACAGTAGCCGAAACCTTTGATGCCACCACGATTGTGCTTGTGGCAGCCTTTGATGTGACCATTGTAACTCCAGCCGACGACGCTTTTGACTGAACATTGGGTGCCTTCAGCGTGTTTGCATTCGCCTTGATGAATGTGGTGTGCTCGGATGAAGCTCCCTTCAGTAGCGGCATTTATTGAAAACGAAAGAAGATACCTTGAAGACAAGAGAGCATGGACCACCCTGAAGTCAAGCCCGTATTTCGTCCTGAGGTTGTGGAGGCCCTGAAGGTGGCGCGCGTTACGCAGCCATTCTTCACCAAGTATGAGTATGTGGATATGCTAGCTGCGCGGGCACAGCAGATTGCAGACGGCGCCAAGCCCCTTGTGGGGCTGGAGGGTCTCAAGACGGGGGATCCGATGTTTATTTGGAACATTGCCAAGCGAGAGATTGAGCAGCGCAAACTGCCGTTCATGGTGCGTCGGCAACTTCCAAACGGGACATCGGAGTTCTGGAGCGCTCAAGAGCTAGAGATGAATTGGTAATCAGAATGGCAAGAGCCAAGCCGAACGAGGCTGCCCAGTGGAGGCTGACGTGATACGGAGTTGCGATGCGCACGTCAGGATTCCATACCAGCTCCTTTTTTAGGTGACCATAGTAGAACAACCCGAAACAGTAGGCCACGCAGGTCACGTACGCGAACAGAATGTAGTCTCGGTGGGCCAATGTCAATACAGATGGAACCAGACTGTTGGCGGCCACAAGGTCGATCCAGAACACCACAGGGTGCTTGGTGAGATGGTAGGTCACCGAGACGACAACCACTCCAGCATGATACCACACCCGAATCGTGTCGCCTGACTTCCACGCAGCCCACGCGGGAATCAGGAGCATCAAACTCGAGGTGGCCAACACATAGTTGGGCCTCATTGCTTATTCGCCCGAAAGGCGACTGAGGTCCTCTGCCGAGGGGGGAAACAGCAGCTCCGTCTTGGACGGGGTGCCAGGTGCATAGACGGTCGGTGTCTCGTGCTTCGTGGTTCCATTCGCCATGGACACATCGATGGAGTTGGCCGAGAAGCGGCTCACATCGGGGTCGTAGGTGGACTGAAACGGACTGGCTGTGAAGATGTACACGAACAATCCGAGAATCACAACGACAAAGAGGACGACACCTGCTGTGCGGAGCTTGGGAAACTTGACCTTCATTACTTGTTTGACTCGAAAAAACGGAAGCCACCGAAGTAGTAAACCAGTGAAGCATGGATTTCCCGATTCCGATCAAGTGCTACACCTGCAATCTCCCTCTCGCTGGCAAGTGGCTTCGGTTCCTCGAGTTGGTCAAGGAGGGGCGTCGTGAGGACGGTAGGCCCGAGACCTCTGAGATTCTGTATCTCACCCATTCGACAACCGTCACTGCCGAGGGGCGAGCCATGACAGCTCTCGGACTCACGCGAGAGTGCTGCCGTCGCCACCTCTTGACGCATCCTGGGGTCTAATTTCTAGGTGAAGATGTAAGGATGTCTTCCTACAGTGAATACCTCAACCGCCACAAGCAGCGGCTTGTCAAGATTGTGGATACGCGCCCCCACCGCGATGCGGGGCACCAGACCGAGATTATCCGTATGCAGGCGGCAGCGGGCAACTACGAAACCGTGGTCCCCAAGACGGCATGTGCACTTGTTCTGAATGCGCCCTCGACCGCCTCTGCCGCCAGCGTGTTGTATGGAGGTGGCCACAATGTTCAGGATGCCTCTGCCTTTTTGGCATTCCAAAGCGGTGGTGCGGTGGCCAATGGTGCACTTCCCAAGAACGCCAAGACTTCCCAGATCACCTTGCCCTGCTACACGAGCGCCACAATTCCCGAGCTGCAGGACATCCTGAACGGGTCGACCAAACTGAATAAGGTGGATCCCACAGTCTACGCGAACCAGCAGGGACACAAGACCACGCCCAGGAACGGTAAGTGTTGTTTGGTGTGCAAGCGGGTTGAGTTCTCGCCGACCTGCACGGCCTGTGCAGGTGCATTAGCAACGCCCAACCAGTTTGGACGTGGATACAAAAACACTTACCAATATCGTAGCACAATAACCTAATGCTGACCATCTACACCTACACCGCTCCGAAACCGGCAGATGTGTTCGACTTGTCAGAAACTCCGTTGGAGCAGCTGGCCGACACAGCCACTGCAATTCTGTCCCATCACAAGACAGCCGTCATCTGGTTCGGCTATCTTGAAGGATGGATGCTCACTCCCATGGAAGAGGTGCGCCTTCGCAAGGTCATCCGTGCATTTCCTTGCCACGTGATGTCTCGCGTTCCCTTCTCCTTCTCCAACGCCTGGAAAAACGAAATCGATTGCATTTACACAGCGTCACCCCATGGACACTCCGACACTGACCACCATGGTGGTGCTGTACACCCTGGATGTGAAGATGAACACGACCGCCCTCCTCGAGTCTTTGCCGTTGACCGAGGCGCTGATCAAGATTGAGAAGCAGGGCTCTCCCATTCGGGGGTCAAGCAAGCGAGACCTCATCAAGCGCCGCAGCAAGAAGGTTGCGCCCAAGCGGACTACGGGCTTCGGTCACAATTCGATCACCTTGGTGGTCATGAGCGATGGAGATGGATCCCTTCTTCGCAAAGAGATTACGGTCAAGGTCTTCCAGAACGGCGTGTTTCACATCACGGGCGTTCTGGACGAAAAGTATGACCGCAACGTGATGTCGTTTCTGCAGAACCATATCCAGACAACCTGCCCCGCTGCCGTGACGGAGGGAACCTGGGACCTGAAGAATAGACGGGTGGTTCTGATGAACTACAAGACGCGGCTGACCACGACCAAGAGCCTGTCGCGAGAGCAGCTGTATGCGGGGCTCCGTGCGGCTGGAGTCAAGACAAATTACGAGCCTGCTGTGTATCCTGCCGTCAAGATCTACTTTCCCGAGACCAAGTGGATTGCCAAGGTCTTCCGCACGGGGAACATCATTCTGACGGGAATGACAGCACACGAAGAGTGCATGAAACTGGTGTGTGCGTTGAAACCGCTTATACATTCTGTGAGTACTCCTCATAATGCAGGCTCGTGAACTGACACCAGAGGAAGTTGCCGCGGGTGAAGCCCACATCATCACAACGGATCTCAAGGCTACAGAGATTCAGGCACTCGTCCGCAACATGGACCATTCCAAGAAGACATGGCGCGCACTGCCTCGCGAGGAGTTTCTGGCCAAGCTACAGGAGGAGAACTCTGTTTTGTATTACAATTACCCCAGCCTGTGGCAGATGCACGCCGAGGATCGTCTGGATGCGACCTTTTTCGAGATGCTGTCCATGAAGCGGAAAGTGGAAAAGGGTGAGATTACCGCCGAGCAGGCGTCGGTGGTGGTGGGCAAGAAGCTGTACGAGAAGTTCATTCCGCAGGTGACGGAGAATGCACCAGCCGTGCCGACCATGAGCTATAAGGACTACTACAAGCAGTTCGGCGGTGCATCTACCCGTACCGCTCCCGCATCTCAGAATAGGTCATCGGAACATCCTTGAACTTGGCCAGCGACGCAAACTGCTGCTTCAGAGTCATATTGTTGCTGGTCTGGGAAAGAAAGTCCTCGCGGGTCGCGGGTGTCGGAAGGTCCATGTCAGCCTCAACGAGGGGGTCGCTCGCAGTGACCACGCCCGTGGCTGCACATCCCGCATCCACAAAGGACTCGAAGGTCATGTTGCCCTCCATGCGCTTGAAGATGTCGCCGATGGTCTTGACGTTCTCCACGAGCTTGGGCAGGGGCGTGTCGGGGCGCTGAGGCGGGGGGTTTCCAGAGAGGTCAATGGGGTCGGACATGCGCTTTCCTTGTATTTGGAAACTGTTTTCGTTTTTAAGTGTGAACAAAAGGAAAATGACACCAATCCTCGCAGAGTTTCTCGGCACACTGCTGTTGATTGGAACCATTTCGTTTGTGGGTACACCCCTTGCTATCGGTGCAGCCCTCGCGGTTGCTGCGTACTTCCTAGGCCCTATCTCGGGTGGTCACTTCAACCCTGCCGTGACGCTGTGGGCATTCTTGTCCAACAAGGTCAGCCCTACTCGCGCAATGATGCACGTGGCTGCTCAGTGCCTAGCCGCCGTCTCCGTCTTTGCATTGAAGATGGCAATGTGATTCGCAAAGTCCTCGGACATCTCACGCGCCGAGATGTTGGGATGAAGCCACTTGGACGCCTCCAGGAGGCTCACGTCATCCTCACCCATGTGCTCGGTCAGCACCTTATCAACACGGTAGTGAACAGCCAGCGGGCTGCGGTGCAGAGCCGTCGCCACCTCGGGAACACTCTTGTTCTCGTGGCGGAACAGACGAACCATGTCGCGCTCCTCCTGCTGAGTCCAGCGCTCACCCGTCATATTGTAGCGATTCAGCGTCACTCGAGCGGACTCGCCGCTGAAGTCAAGGACACGGGCGACGGGGACGGCGCGAGCGACGGCGTTCTTCTGGAAGCGAGTGTAGGCAGGCATCTTGGTATGAGGTGGAGTTCCATCTCGTACCAAGTTTCCGTTTTTACGGCGGGGGTGTGCCGCAGGGAGGGATTGAACCTCCGACCTACCGCTGATTGTGATTTCGAAGGAGGTCCTCCGACTGTACAAAGCGGGTGCTCTACCACTGAGCTACGACGGCGGGGTGTGCGGGTGGGGGAACGATGTCCCCCGAGTGTACACGAAATGGGATTCGAACCCATGAGCTTGCGCAGCAGGTCTTGAATCTGCCTCCTTAACCACTCGGACATTCGTGTTACGGGCTGAGTAAGCCCTTGGATTACGAGCG